CGGTTTTCACGCATTACCGAGATAATACGCTAGTAGGAAAATCAAGATATTCGGGATGGGCTGAGTGGTCAGTTGAAGATATCAAAGATATCCATGACATAGAAGCTTGGTATCATTCTAACCCCTCAATGGGTTATCACCTTAATGAGCGTAAAATAGAAGCTGAATTAGGGGAAGATAAACTCGATCATAATGTGCAGCGTTTAGGGTATTGGCCAAAATACAATCAAAAATCAGCTATTTCAGAAAGAGAATGGAAAGCTTTGAAAGTAAACCGATTGCCAGTACTTAAAGGAAAGCTTTTTGTAGGGATTAAATACGGTAATGATGGTGCAAATGTTGCCATGAGCATTGCTGTAAAAACTCTATCAGGAAAAATTTTTATTGAAGCCATTGATTGTCAGTCTATAAGAAATGGGAATCAATGGATAATAAATTTCTTGAAAAAAGCAAATGTTGAAAAAGTTGTTATTGATGGTCAAAGCGGGCAAGGAATATTAGCGGCTGAAATGAAAGATTTTAAGCTGAAAGCACCTATTCTACCTACTGTAAAAGAAATTATCAATGCAAATTCACGTTGGGAACAAGGAATATTTCAAAAATCATTTTGTCATGCTGATCAACCATCATTGACAGCATCAGCTACCAATTCTGAAAAACGGAATATTGGTAGTAGTGGCGGATTTGGGTATAAATCTCAATTTGATGATATGGATATCTGTCTTATGGATAGCGCCTTGTTAGCGCACTGGGCTTGTAGCAATAACAAAGCCAAGAAAAAACAACAAATTAGATACTAAGCGACTTTTTAAGTCGTTTTTTTGTATCAAAAATTACCGAACTGCCGGGAAAGCAGGAGAAAGGATTCTACTATGTCAGAATTTAAAACAATTGAAACGCAAGAAGAGCTTGATGCAATTATCAAAGAACGTTTATCACGTGCTGATAAAACGCATGAAGCACGCATTGCAGAACTTGAAACACGCAACAAGGAACTTGAAGCTGAGAACGTTGCTTTTAAAACAACGATTGAAGAAACAAGTGAATCAAGTAAAAATTGGGAACAAGAAAAAGCTGATTATCAAAAACAAATTGATACTTACAAAACAGCACAACTTAAACAATCTATTGCTCTAAAAGCTGGACTGCCGCTGGATTTGGCAGATCGTTTGACAGGGGATGATGAAGAAACTCTAAAAGCTGATGCAGAACGCTTCAGCAGCTTCATTAAACCTAGCACACCTCCCGCTCCATCAAAACAATCTGAACCACCATTAGGTGAAGGAAAAGATGGGGCTTATAAATCACTAATTCAAAATTTAAACACTGAAGGAGAATAAAATTATGGCAGTATTATCAAAAGGTAGTCTATTTGAACCAACATTGGTAAAAGACCTTGTGAACAAAGTTAAAGGGAAAAGTTCCCTTGCAGTATTATCGAATCAAGAGCCAGTAGCGTTCAATGGCCAAAAAGAATTCACATTTACAATGGATTCTGATATCGATATTGTTGCCGAAAATGGTAAAAAATCACATGGTGGTGTTACACTTGAGCCGCATATCATTGTACCAATCAAGGTTGAGTATGGTGCACGTGTTTCTGATGAATTTCTTTATGCATCAGAAGAAGAACAAATTGATATTTTGAAAGAATTTAATGATGGCTATGCTAAGAAACTTGCACGTGGTCTTGATATCATGGCATTTCATGGTATTAACCCTCGTTCAAAAGCAGCTTCAACAGTTATTGGAAATAACCACTTTGACAGTAAAGTCACTCAAACTGTTGATTTCACAGCTGCAAATCCAGATGCAAATATTGAAGCTGGTGTAGCTTTAATCCAAGGTTCAGAAGGTACTGTAACTGGTCTTGCAATGGATACAGCATTTTCTTCTGCTTTAGCTGCAATGCGTACTGGTGGAGATACAAATATTCGCTTGTTCCCAGAACTTGCATGGGGTGCAAATCCTGGATCAATCAATGGCTTACAAGCTGACATCAACACTACAGTAGGTGTTGGAGGAACAGACTTAGCTATTCTAGGCGACTTTACCAATATGTTTAAATGGGGTTATGCAAAAGAAATCCCACTTGAAGTTATTCAATACGGTGATCCAGATAACAGTGGTCAAGATTTGAAGGGATATAACCAAGTTTATCTTCGTTCAGAAACTTACCTTGGATGGAGCATCATGGATGAAGCTAGCTTTGCTCGTGTAGTTAAACCTGCAGCAGGTGGAGGTGAATAAGATGCAATATAAAAACAAAAAAACAGGAGTTGTTATTGATACGCCATGTATTATTAATGGTGGCGATTGGGTACCTCATGTCGAAAAAACTAAAAAGGTAGTTGAAGTTGAAGAGGTTCAAAAAGAACAAGAAGATACGAAACCTGTTGAAACTGAACCTGTTGAACAAGAAGTTGTAGCTGAAGAACCAGAAGAAACTACAGACAATGTTCCAGAAGAAATTACAAAAGCGCAAATTATGCAGGAGTTAGATGCTTTTGGAGTGAAATACAACCCACGTGACAAAAAACAAGTGTTATACGATCTCATGATTGCACAAGGGAAGTGATATTATGGCAGATTTTGCAACAATTGATGATGTGAACACAATATGGCGACAATTAAAGTCAGATGAAGTGGTACGTGCAAAAATGCTTCTTTCAATTGTATCGGATTCATTACGTGAAGAAGCTGATAAAGTTGGTAAAAATCTTGATCGAATGATTGAAGAAAAACCACCATATTTTAAAAATGTTGTTAAGTCTGTCACTGTAGACATTGTTGCACGTACACTTATGACATCGACTGATCAAGAGCCAATGACCCAAACCACAGAAAGTGCTTTGGGTTATTCTTTTTCAGGCTCTTATCTTGTACCAGGAGGTGGCCTTTTTATCAAAAATTCTGAGTTAAGTCGTCTTGGATTGAAAAAACAAAGATATGGGGTGATTGATTTTTATGGGCCATCTTAAAGGAGTAACTGTAACACTTATTGATAAAGTGGAAGCAGGTAAAGACCCTTTTGGGAAACCAATTTATAAGGACCAACCAATTGAAATTGAAAATGTGTTGATTGCACCGACATCATCAGATGATATTGTTAATCAATTAACTCTGACAGGTAAAAAAGCAGTCTACACTCTTGCAATTCCAAAAGGAGATTCTCATGACTGGACCAATAAAGAAGTTCAGTTTTTTGGAAAAACTTGGCGTACTTTTGGGGAACCGCTTGAAGGTATTGAAGAACTTATCCCACTACAATGGAATAAGAAAGTGACGGTGGAATATTATGGATAAAAAAGGTTTTAAGCTTAATTATAGTGGAGTATCTAGCTTGATGAAATCTCCAGAAATGCAAGCAGTCCTTGAAGCAAAGGCTTCAGCAGTGAGACAACGTTGTGGGCCGGGATATGGTCAAGATATTCATGTAGGTAAAAATCGTGCAAATGCAATGGTATTTGCGGAAACTTATGAAGCAAAACGTGACAACAAAAAGAACAATACAATTTTAAAGGCGGTACGTTAGATGATTGAGATTATTATAAAAAAATATCTTGACGAACATCTCACTGTATCGTCTTTTTTGGAAAAGGTGGAAGATATGCCGGATAGCTATGTACTGTTTGAAAAAACAGGAAGTAGTAAGTTCAATTATCTTTCAGCATCAACATTTGCTTTTCAAAGCTATGCACCATCGATGTATGAAGCCGCAAAACTTAATGAAGAGCTAAAAGAAATTGTAGAACAGCTTGTTATTCTTGATGAAATAAGCGGTGTCTCACTAAATAGTGACTATAATTTCACAGATACAGAAACTAAAGAATACCGCTATCAAGCGGTTTTTGATATTAATCATTACTAGGAGGAAATATGGCACAAGTAGAAAATGTAACTACTGCAAAGCCCAAAATTGATGGTGCTATCTATTCAGCACCTAAGGGCACAACATTACCAACCGATGCAAAAACAGCTCTTGATGCAGCATTTAAACCATTGGGATATGTTTCAGAAGATGGATTGACAAACTCAAATTCACCATCATCTGATAGTATCAAAGCTTGGGGTGGTGATACTGTTGCTACAGTACAAACCGAAAAAGAAGATACATTTAGCTATACATTGATTGAAGCATTAAATATTAATGTCCTTAAAGAAGTGTATGGTGATGATAATGTAACTGGAACGCTAGAAACAGGAATTACAGTGAAGGCAAACTCAAAAGAGTTGCTGGAACATCCAGTTGTTATTGATATGACTTTACGTGATGGGGTTTTCAAACGAATTGTTATCCCTTATGGTAAAGTCTCAGAACTTGGAGACATTTCTTATACTGATTCTGATGCAGTTGGCTTTGAACTAACATTATCAGCTCTACCTGATACAACAGGAAACACTCACTACGATTACACAATTGATCCAAACGGAACACCCAGCTAAGCCCCAGAATGTCACTGGGGTGATTAATGGCGATGGTTCTATTACTGTAAATTGGGATAAAGTAGAAGGAGCGCTCTCATATCTCACACATTATGGAGATGCTAACCAAGGAGCGCCTTCAGAGCTTAAATACATGGGTTATTCTGAGACGAACTCATGGACACTTGCGGCTGAAAACGTACCAGAACTTCAAACAGGAGAGTTTATGCTTGTAACGGTTCAAACGTACAATGTAAAAGCACCTGGTAATATTGCCACAGAAGTAGAAAAAGCAGCCTATCTTCATGATGGGCCATTCACTGGTTCTGCATGGAGTACAGCAGTAACTCTAACTAAGGAATAAGAGGAGACTTATGTTAAAAGGAACAACAAAAAAAGGGTTTCGCTATGAAATTGCGGATGAACGATTAAATAACTTTGAATTACTCGAAGTTTTGGCAGAAGTTGATGAAAATCCACTATTGATGCCAAAATTACTTACATTGTTATTGGGAGATCGTCAAGCTAAAAATTTGAAAAACTTTTTGCGTAATAAAGAAGGTTTTGTATCCGTTGATAAAATTAGTGATACAATCGCTGAAATTTTTGATAAGCAGCAAAAAGTAAAAAACTAACTACCCTCGCTAGAATGATTAAGTTTGACGAACTTTCATTAATGTGCGATCTTGCAGAAACTTATCATATCTATGACTATAAACAGCTATCCCCTCAACAGATAGCTGTTTTTTCTATAGGTTTAAGAGAAAACTCAAGAATCAAAATGAAGATGACTGGTCAATCTGTTCCACTTGAAACAATGCTTTTAGCAGGGATTCAAGACAGATTGAACATTTCTTTATGGTTCAAGACTAAGGATGGCCAAAAAGGTAAAAATAAACCAAAAATGGTTGTAGATATCCTTAATAAACCAGTAGAAAAACCAAAAAGAAAACTTCAATTTAATTCTGGCGAGGAATTTGAAAAATATCGTCAGCAACTCTTTGGGAATGGAGGTGAAAATTAGTGGCTACAGAATTAGGGCAAGCCTATGTACAGATTATGCCTTCAGCTCGAGGTATATCTGGTTCAATGTCAAAACAACTTGATCCAGAAGCTGATTCAGCGGGTAGAAGTGCGGGTTTAAAAATTGGTACAGCATTAAAGGTTGCAGCTATAGCAGGTGTTGTTGCAACAGGGGCAGCACTTGGTAAATTAATTTCATCTTCATTGTCTGAAGGTGCTGATCTTCAACAATCACTCGGTGGTGTTGAAACGCTGTTCAAAGAAAATGCGGATAAGGTAAAAAAATACGCTGCAGATGGTTATAAAACTGCAGGTCTATCTGCAAATGCTTATATGGAAACTGTAACAGGTTTCTCAGCATCAATGATTAAATCATTGAATGGCGATACTAAAAAAGCAGCTGATTTATCTAATCAAGCTATTGTAGATATGTCTGATAACGCAAATAAGATGGGTACAAATATTGGAGATATCCAAAATGCCTATCAAGGTTTTGCAAAACAGAACTATACAATGCTTGATAACTTGAAGCTGGGCTATGGTGGTACAAAAGAAGAAATGCAACGTCTTTTGACAGATGCGCAAAAGCTTACTGGACAAAAGTATGACATTTCAAACTTTGCAGATATTACAGAAGCTATCCACGCTATCCAAACTGAGATGGATATCACAGGAACAACTGCAAAAGAAGCAGCAACTACTTTCAGTGGGTCATTTGATTCCATGAAAGCTGCACTATCCAATGTACTGGGTAATATGTCACTGGGTATGGATTTACAAGGCCCATTAAATGCATTAGTTACAACAAGTTCAACTTTCTTGTTTGATAACTTTATCCCTATGGTAGGGAATATATTTAAAGCCTTACCTGGAGCGCTGACTACTTTAGCAAGTGCAGCTGGAAAAGCACTCTCAGAAAAATTAGGGCTCGGTATTGGTCCAGGTCTTAATAAAACAATGGCTAGTATTCAAAAATCTCTTGCACCGCTAAGTGGTATTTTACAAGGAGCTTTTAAAGGTATTGGTCCAATGATGCAAGGAGTTATTTCAAGTCTAACTCCTTTTGGAAATGTTCTTGCCAGTACATTGTCAACCATTCCAAAGTTATTCAGTAATATAATTACAAGCTTAACTCCTGTAATGAGTTCCTTAGGAAAAGCATTCCAACAAGTCCCTACACTTTTGACAACGGTTGTTGGTGCGATAGGTCCTATAATTTCTAAAATTGGAACTGCCTTTACTCAACTTGATTTTAGTGGCATTCAGTCACTGATTACTGCAATTCTGCCAGCACTTCAAAATGGATTTGCAACTGTAATGGCTATTGTTGGTCCAGCACTTGATACTCTGATTAGTTCATTTGTCAAGATGTGGAATGCCATCCAACCGCTTGCAACTGTATTAGCTGGTGCTCTTATGCCAGCACTACAAGTTTTAGGTTCTTTTGTTGGTGGGGTACTTAAAGGAGCATTGCTTGCACTATCTGCAACCTTTGATACGATTCGTGTTGTTGTGGGTTTTTTAACTCCAGTCATACAGGTAGTAGTCAATGTATTTAAGCAATTTGCACCAGTACTTTCAACAGTTGCACAATGGGTAGGTATGGCTATTGGATTCTTTGCAAATCTAGGCGCTGCAGGAACATCGCTCAAAGCATTAATTACTAGTGCATGGACCAACATACGTTCAATAATTTCAACAGTTGTTGGTAGTATTGGTTCTGTTATTAATACCGCTAAAAGTGTGTTCAGTAGCTTTGGATCTGCAGGAAATGCATTGAAAAATATTATTTCTAATGCATGGAATGCAATGCGCTCTGTTGTTTCTGCAGTCGGTGGTGCTATCAGCTCGACTGTGAACAGTATTCGGTCATTCTTTAGTGGATTGGGCGGAGCTGGTAACTCTATGAAATCAGTTGTATCTGGAGCATTTAACGCAATGCGAGGGGCAATTTCAGCAGCAGCATCAGGTATATCAGGGATAATTGGTGGCATTAGGAATGCATTTTCTAGTCTAGGAAATATTGACTTGGTTGGAGCAGGACGTGCGGTCATCGATGGTTTCATTGGTGGACTGAAAAGTGCTTGGGAAGCAGGTAAGAACTTTGTAGGGGGAATTGCGGACTGGATCAAGAAGAACAAAGGACCAATTTCTTATGACAAAAAAATCCTTATTCCAGCAGGTAAGGCTATCATGGGTGGATTTAATGATAGCTTGATGGAACACTTTAAAGCCGTACAGAAAAATGTTTCTGGAATGGCTCAAAAAGTACAAACAGCATTTACAGATGGTATTGATACAAGGCTTTTACAAGACGATGTTTGGCAAGATACACTCAATGTTGGAAGTGGTGCTAATATTGTAGCAGCACAGAAAGTTGTAGGAAGTATTCCAATTGATCAAGTAGGGCAAGAACAAGCCAAAACTGAAATACATGCACCAATGACTGTTGTTGTTCGTGAAAATCCATCAGAACGTGAAATTGTTCGTCAGCAACAATTACAATGGCAACAAGCTGCATATGATTTTTAGAAAGGAAAGATTATGGCCAAACTTCCGAATGTGGAAATATCTTATAAAAATACTTTAGATCAAGAAATAAAAATGGACCGTTTTGGTCCTTTTTATCTGACAAGTTATGAGGGGTTTGGATCGCCCGAAAATGAAATAAGCTCACAGAAAATATTTGGAAAAAGTGGTCAAAGAAAAACTTCCAGTTCACTTGCTTACCGGGATATGTCTGTAGGACTTGCA